ATGAGTTTGCCACCCAATCTGGGGCCGCGTAACGGCATCCTGTCCTTGACCATCAAGGACAAGTCCGTGCTGTACGCCGCCTACATGCCGTTCATCAGGAACGGCTGTAGCGCGGCGCGAAATTTGGCGCGGATTTGCGCAATAAATGACGCGCCCTAACCATTTCGCCAGCGGCAAAAGAATTTCAAAAGATCAGCACAGCACGACGATATCGCCATCGGCTACCCGTTCAGACAGAGCGGTCAGCTTGCCGATGCCCTCCCGCAGGAATCGGCCGAGCTGCTCGATGCATTCGCGCTGGTCCTCGGTGAGGCTGAACTCGGCCTCCATCGCTTCCATCAGATCAAGGCAGCACTGGTTGAGAAACCCCACCTCCAGCAGCTCCGCCCGCAGCTTCCGTCTAAGCACCTCGTCCATACCAACATCCCTATCTACTCCGCACATCAGCTAGGGACCGTAGCAAAAAGGCGACGTTGGTCACAATTATCAAAACGCTTAGGACTGGGGGAGCGGATAGCGTTCTTTGATCGCCTGCACGGCCGCGACCCATGCCTCCAGGTCCGGCTCTGTACCGGTAGCGATGGCGTCATACTCTGCCTCTAGCCGCAGAGGATCAGACTCGGTGCGATAGGCCTGGCGGCGAAGCTCCTGGACCTCGGCCAGCACATCATCCGGGTGCCACGCCAGATCGCCGACAGGGACACCAGCGAGGGCTGCGGCCTCGTCCAGCGAGCCGGCCCACTCCGCGAAGGGCTGGCCCTTCAGTAGAACTCGTTTCATGGTCATGCACTCTGTGAGTTGACGGTTGCAATGGGCGCGAAGTGGATTCCGGGGTCAACTAGCCCCCCGAAGAAAGCGGGACACGCCATAGCCGCAACCCCGCCTAGAGTCATGTAGAAGTAGGGAAAACCGTTGTCGTACCCTTGCGCGGATCGCTTCGAAAGACGGACATGCATCCACCCATCAGCGGGGGTTAGTACCTGCCCCGGTAGTACGGGCTCGCCGTTTAGCCATATCCGGTAATCTGTCGTCGGAACCCCCGCCGGCATGAAATGGAGCGATCCGGTTTCAGCGCGCACCCACAGAACCGCCGTACTCCATCCATCGGCGATGAACAGCGCTCGCGATACGTTGGTCATTTGAAGATAGCGGGTAGTCCCGTCGAGCCCAGAGGAGCCCGTTGTCGCGTTCGGCCCTGCTGTCACCAGGGCGGTATAGAACTCCACCCCGTAGCGGGCAAGGCTACCGCTCGGCCGCCCCATCGCCACTAGCAAATCTTGGACGCGCTGGTTGATGTTGCCCGCCGTCCCGCCGTTTGTGGTGTTGTCGTAAATATACTTCCCGCCGTCCGTAATCGTCGCCCCGTTCCACGGCGAGAGGAACGTGCTGGAAAACGACCCGGTGAAGCGCAGAATCAGCGGATTGATGATGCCGGCGAATCGTCCGCTGTCGGGCATCAGATTGAGAAACGGCATGCCGTTGAGGTCTGCCACGGCGGCGGTTCCCAGCTTCCCCCACGCCCCGTTGTTGCGTGCGTAGTTGCTGCCGTCGCTCGGCGCGTCCGACATACCGCCCATCAGCTCAGTCCAGGCGCTGCCGGAATACTCGTAGGTCTTGACCTGGTCTGCCGGGGTTGTCTCGTTCGCAACCTGCACCCGCCAGCCCAGTTTCGGAGTGAGGTACTCCCAGGTGCCAGCCGTGGCGCCTACCACCCACCATCTGGCAAGGCGGTTCTGGCTGGCACCCGAGCCGGTGACGATATAGACGTCGCCCTCGACCTGGCCGCTGGTGGGCAACGTGGCGACGCGCCCCTTTACGACCGGCTGGCGGAGGAAGTCGTCCCAGCGCCACATCCGAATCAGATCGCTGTAATGCCCCTCACCGGGGGCGCCGTTGATCAGTAGGCCGGTATTCGGCCCCATATAAAGAGTCATGGTGCTACGCCTCCAAGTTCCTCGCCGAGGCGGAAGCCCAGGCCGTGTCGTTCGATGGTGATATCGTGTTGCTGCCAGCTCTGCAGGCTGTCGCGAACGCTGAACAGCACGATGCGCAGCACCGGCAGCAGCCCATGCGCCATGTCGTCCTCGAGCGGGTAGGTCCAGGTCGTGCCGGTCAGGCCGGTGTACGACTTCTTCAAGCTGCTACCGCTGTAGATGCTCAGCGTGTAGGTCGTGCCAGCTTCCAGCGAAATGCTGCTGGCAGAAGAGTCCACCAATTGGTCGGCCTGCAGCAGCCGGTTGCGGTGCGCCCACGACACGGTCAGCACACCGTAGGTCTTCGTCGGATACGCCACACCACACACCAGCACCCGGCCAGGCGCATAAGGCCGCGCCTGGCGCTGGTTCATTCGCAGCGAGTCGACCGGCGCGAGGCTCTCTGCGAGCGTCGCCGAGCTGGTGCGGCTCAGCAGCTTCACGTTCACTGTCTCGCCGGTCACGTACTCACGCGTGTCCTCGGTCGCCCAATCCTCGTAGAACCAGATCAGAGCGCCGGCCTCATGCGGCGCTGGCACCGTATCGACGCATCCCCGCGCGAGCACCGCGGTGCCGGCCGCAACGTTGATCGCGTCGACCCGGAAGATCTCGTCATCGATCATCGCCGCCGAGCCCACCTCGACCTGGTCGAGGTCGATACCCTGCACCAGCGTGACGCTGATGCTGGCCAGGCCCCGGCCGATACCGGCAGAGATCGCCGCGACCGGGCAGAAGTCGCCGGAGGTCCGCTCTTCGAATGGTGCAGACCCCACGCGGCTGAGCAGCGCGTAGTTCATCTGCAGGCCGGACGGCCGCATGCCCAGCGCCGCGAGGATGCCTGTCTCCGGCTGCAACTGCGCCAGATCCGCGTCGCTCAGCGCCGCCGCGAGGTCGCGGTACGGCGCCTCGATGAGCCTGCGGGTCGCAATGACCCGCGGGGTGCGGTCGGGCGGGGTCCAGTTCGGCGGCTGGACTGCGGACGTCCCGGCTGCCGGCAGTCCGAACACGTCTTCCAGCGCGGTGATGGCGATGGTGCCCTTCGTGAGTGTGCCGTAGTCGATCTTTCCGGCGCGCAGGACGATCCGCTCGATCCCGCGCTTCCGGCTGCGAACGCAGAACACGTCGCCAGGGTTCAGCGCATAGGCGCGCCGATCGAGCCGCACCTGGAGCTTGCGGATAGCCGACGTCGACACGTTGCAGTCGCGCGCCGCAACCCTGCCGGCTAGGTCGCCGGTCGGTAGGCCCGGATACTCCTTCGTCGTCGTGATCACCCCGCCGGCCGCGCGGATCGCGCCGGCATTCTTCGCACGGGCACGCCGATCTGTGTTGGTGATGGGGTCATGCCAGACGACCACGAACTGGTTCGCCGTGCCGTCGAGGGACGTGATGCTGTCTTCGTCGATCCCGAGCAGCCCGCTGTCTTCGTCGAATACGGGCAGCGTCGCGACGTCGTAGTCTTCACGGATCAGCCGCAGCGTCCAGAGTCCGGTCGAGCGGGAAAGGAACTGAGTGGCGCCAATGTGATCGAGGACGGTCTGCTCGAAGTTGTCCAGTTCGTCTGCCACGCGAAACTTGAGGCACAGACCAAAGCCCTCGGCGAACAATGTATCTGCGGCCTTGCGATACGACGCCTGGTCCAGCAGGCCGCGATCCTTGCCACGGCCCCAGTCGCGGTTGGTCTGGCACTCGAACAAGATGTGAGCGGGGTTCATCGCCTTCACCTGGTCGCTGGCCAGGCTGATCACGGCCTTCTCGGGATACCAAACTCCACCGTCCCATCCGTTCAACGCGCGCCGCCACCGGCTCATCCACGCCTTCGGATACTTGTTCATCGCGCAGAGTTGCCCGTCGAAGAAAGCAGTGGTGACGCCGCGGAACGCGGGCACCAGGCCACCTACCATCGCCGCCAAGCGAGGATTCACCGGTTGTTCCGGGGCGCCGAACATGACGTCTAGCGGCCCGGCGATGCCACCCTCCGCCTTGTCCCCACCGAACAACTCACCGGCCTGGATCTGGATGGTCTGGTTGCTCTTGACCGACCCCTTCCAAGCGGTACGGTCGCCGGCCTTGATCTCGACCATCTCGTCAAGCGGACCTCTCGCAAACCCCATGAGAATACCCATGTAGTACCGCCAGCCCATCGTTTGCGCTTTGCTACGGCCGCCCATTTCCCGCCTCCGCACGTGCGTGGTTGACAAGGCGTAGGGCCAGCTCATCGCCGGTAGCTTCCAGCACGGATGCGGGTACACCTTCGACAACGAATCGGTGCCAGTCCAGGCCGTGGGCGTTGAACCAGGCACGTGCACCGGATACGCAGTAGCCCGGTCGGCTGGTCAGCCCTGGCACACTGCGCAGATGCGCTGTTGTGATGATCAGATCCGTCACTTCTTCGACCCTTTCGATTTGACTGCCTTCGTCCGCTCGTTACCGGTACCGAGGACGATCCAGTCCTCGATCCACACATCGCCGAAGATCACGTAGTGGCCGGTGCCGTCCTCGGTCTGCGGAAGATCTTCGGAAGTCAGCGCCTCCGGTTTCGGCTTCGGCGCTTTCGCAGAAGTAGCGCTGCTGATCAGATACGACGCGACCAGAATCGCGATTTGCACCCACATGGATGACTCCTACCACCAGGGATCGCCGTCGAACGGCGACTTGCCCGGAAGAAACGGCACTGCACCGCAGTTCGGCGTGTTGTCGAACTTATCGTTGCAGGTCTGAATGAGCTGGTCACAGCCAGGGAACGCGACAGCCCGAGTACCAGGAGCCAACAGCGAGGTGCCACCCACCAGGACCAGGCGGTTGCCGGTGTGCTGCTGGATACCACGCTGCTCGATCACTCCCTGGCCGCTGTCCCACTCGACGTAGCCTCCGCGGAACCAAGCATCGGGGTAGCCGCCGATCGCGTTGCCGGCCCCCGTCACGCTGTTGCCATCACGCAACTCGACGGTGAACGGCACGCGGTATTGCTCGCGGTCTGCCCGGCAGTTGTGATCGAACACCGTGTAAGGGCACTCACGTCCCCATGCGAGGCTGATCGAGGTGCGCGGTTCTGTTCCGAGCAGCCGGCACTTGATCTGCACCCGGCTGTCGGCCGGCCAGTTCACCTCGTCGATCCTGCCCATCCACACCACAAGCCCCTGCGGCTCGTTCCAGTGGATGTCCCAGACGGTCAGTGTTGGAGCCTTCGACGGCCGAGCGCCCCGGTACAGCTGCGCGACTTCCAAGTCGCTCGGGCCAGTAACAGTCATGATGTCGGCGCTGACTTGGCCGGTCATGCGCCGTCCATCGTCGCTCACAGGCCGCGACCGAAAGGTCATGTTGTTGAACTCGATGTCTCGATTCGCTGTTGTGTAGGTCCAACGGATCGGGCCGAGGCGGAAGTCGTACAAGCTGATCGCCTGGCCATCGGCGAGGGACCGCTCGCGATCACTGAAGCTCATCGCGTACTCCTCGGAACACCGTGCTGGCTGTGCTGATGCCGTCGGTGTCGGTTTCGTGTGTGATCTGCACGCTGTCGCTGTCCTGCCGGCACAGGGTCATGAACGAGATGCGTGCGACGTCGCTCGGCCGGACAACGGTGCCCAGCGCGCTGTCGATCGCCAAGCGCTCGACGTCGACGTTCAGCGCGCTGACGTCGAGGATGCGCCGGTAGAAGACCTGCCCGCCGAACAGCTCAATGCGGATATCGCGCCGGCCGGGAGCATCAGCCCTGAAGAACCGCGCCAAGCCGCACAGCTCGACATCGAGGACGGAGCTGGTCGCAGCCACTGTGTCGGCCAAAACCAGGTCGGCGGCATGGGTCGGAATCCAGATCGCTTTCTGTCGGCCGCGCAGGGCGTACAGCAGGCTGCGCAGCGCCGCATGCTCCTCGCGACCCTCGGTCTGCCAGCGGAAGCCATGCACCGGGAAGCCGATCCCCGCTTGGTCGGCGAATTGCGGCAGTCCGGTTTCGTTGTCCAGGACATCGAGCAGGCGCTGGTACGACACGGACAAGTCTTCGGACTCCTCGGGCCGCTGCCCGAGCACCGGCCAGCCCCGGTACGTTGCCGAGGGTATGACCTCCGGCCAATCGCTGCTGTCCATCACCAGGAACCGCGCTTGTGCGCTGTAGAGGGTGTCTGTCAGACGCGTCAGCGCCGGTTGCTCCGTCAGCTGTGCGGTGCGGATTGGGTACAAGCGAGAGCCGGCCGGCCAGCGACGCTGAACCGGGCGGGCCAGTTGAATCGCCGACGCGGTCAGATCCTGGATCTCCACCACCTCGTACTCGAACGCTGACTCACCGCGCAGCAGCGCAAGGCCCCCAGCACGAAAATCCCGCCAGCGGGTATCGCACTCGACCGTCTGTGCGCCAGCCGCGGTGACGCTTGCCAGCAGCTGTATGTCCGGCCACACCGGCAGCGCCCAGATTCGCCCGCCCCAGCCGGCCAAGCTGAGATCGAGGAGCACGCGCTCGCGCCCCTCTGCGTAGAACTCAGCTTCGAATGAACGCCGGGGTGACAGGCGCAGCGATCGCCGTTGCTCGACTCCCGACGTGCTGGTCAGCAGCTCGGTCAACCACTCCAGCGACTCCTGCACACCATCAGCCCAGTCCGGCGCGAACGGCCACGCTGTGATTCGGTTTCCGGTAATGACCAGGATCAACGGCTGTTCGTCCTGCAGTTGCCAGACGATGCGCGCGTCCACTACCGGCGGTCCATCCGTCGACACGGCCACAGTCCAGATGCGCTCCTGCAGCGCCGCGAACGGCAACGGCGGCGACGGCTGGCCGGCCAGGCTGATGCCATCGGCGTCCTCGCGATCGATCTGCGACAGGGTGCGGGGCGTGAAGTGGGCGTTCCAAACTGAGACGGGACGTTCCTGCACGCTCACGACGTTCCCCAGATCCAATCGGCCAGGGATCAGCCAGATGCGGTTGTAGAAGTTCTCGACCAGGTCGGACTGGTGAACTGCCGAGTACGCCGAGTGAATGACGTCAACCGGCTGGTGTGCCGCATAGCTGCCAGCCAAGGTCGAGGCGCTGGCCGAGCCCAGGGTGATGTCCTGGTTCAGGTCCAGAGTGGAGATGTTTGGCGTGATGCCGGCAACGATCCCCACCAGCGGCTTTGGCACCTGGAACCCCGGAAACGTCGCCATTACTCAAGTACCCGGAAGCAGTAGCCGACCCAGGCGCTGGTGTTGCCGAAATCGGTAGCGCTTCCGCGTTGGAGCAACGGATAGACGCGCCAAGTGTCGCTGCCGATCACCAGCGGATCGCCAGGCGCGAGGAACGCCATGTTGCATATGCCAAAGTCCGGCACCTCGCCCACGTACCGCGAGCGCTGCTGAGCGCCGAACGCATAGATGGCGCAGGGCACAGGGGTGGTCGAGCTGTTCAGCTCGTTTGCGCTCGCGTCGATCAGCCCCACGTCGGGATGGTACTGACTGCTGTAGTTTCCGCGACCGGGGCCGACGACGCGCCGGGAGACGTTCGTTGTGTAGTCAAACGGCAACCAGTCCGGCGATGGGCTACCGTCGAGGCTGTCTAGCCGCAGCATGCTGCCGCCGCCGCTGTATCGAATGTGGTAACCATCGAATGGATGCGATGACCAGTTGTTTGTGAGCGCCTGGCCCGAGCTGTAGAGGAACGAGCCGCAAACATACTGGCCGCCCGTATAGCCGACGCCACGCTTGTTGAGGGAGCCGATCATCACTGGACGAAACTGACCGGCAGCGATTTCGACGTGCAGGTGCAGATAGGCAGCGGTGGCGAACAGGTGATAGCGCGTGAATGGCCCGGCGCTGAGCTGCGCTATGGTTGCTTCTTTCGACGAATACGGGTTGTTCTGCACCGAGTTGCCGGGCTGCGCATTCCACGCAAGCCCGTCGTCGAACCCCGTATTGCCCGCGAGCTGCCATTGATTGGAACCGGCGTTGAACGACCAGTAGCCGTCGGCGTTGTGACAAAGCCATTCCGATGCCGAGGCGCGGTCGGTGACCCAGCCGAGCGACTCGGCGTGGACGCGTAGCTTGGCGAGCAAGTCGGCCGGGTTGTTCGCTGTTCCTGTGAAGTAAGCCATTTCAGTCCTTCCTGATCGCGTAGAGCCAAGGGTTACCGCTACGCCAAGCGGTTTGGAAAACGACGTGGTCCACACCGTCCTCGACAATCACGTCTTCGGCGCCGGAGTTGAGCGTCGGCACGTAGAAGGCGCCGTCGAAATCGCCCAGGTAGCGGCGCCCCTCGGTTTCGCGGGTGACGAACTGCAAAGCTTTCAGCGGGAACTTGCTGAAAGAGTCGCGGAGCTGGTTGATCACAGTGTCGCTACCACCCGCATAGCGACCGCAGCCAAGCGGCAGCAGGGTCCGATTGCTGTAGTCGGACTCGTTGGCTGACCCACCTGCGACAGTGAAACCGAGCCAGCGCCCGGCGGGATCGCGGAGATAGCAGCTGCGCTCGTAGGGGCTGCTGATGCCCCTGTGCCGGTCGGTGACGTCGGACCAGCGCACAGCGACGTCCCCGCGATACGACCCCACGACAGCCAGCGGATACGGGAACTGCGACGGCGGACAGGGTGGCAGGATGAAGCCGGCGCCGGCAGACTCGTAGATCGTCGAGACTTTCACGACGACCCAGAAGCGTCGGCCGTTGGCGAAGAACCAGTAGGGCATCGGCTGGTTCCAGGCAAGCAGCTGTACTCGCGGGCTGTAGTTGACGAACGCCGTCCAGAAGTCACCACCCGGCGGCAGCGCGCCAGGATTGAACGCGGTACCGCCCATCAGCCGGACGTTGTAGTAGTCGAGCGCGGTGTCGCCGTAGGACTGGACTCCCATGAAGATGCTGTCTTCACCGCCGAGGCCAGGCGCCCGCAGGGTCACCTGGCGAATCGCGATCGCCGTCCCAGATGCTGGAATGGTGTTGTCGAAAACTTTCTCGTAGGCCTGGCCGGCCGCGACGAGCGTCGGGTTGGCGGTGAGGAACTGGACGAGTCGTTCGACCAGGTCGGCGTGGTTCGCGGCTGTGCCGAATTCGGTGGCCATCAGTTGATTCCCAGTAGTTGACGGAATTTCTGCGGGTCGCGGCTGATGTGCAGAACCATTGCCTCGTCGCCGTAACGACCTGCCATCACATCACCGATGCGGCTGGGGTCGTCGACCAGGTAGAAGTTCTGGTTGTTCTTCAGCGTCGCGCTGAGGTTCTTTGCGGGCTCCTGCAGGCGCGAAGCAGAAAGGCCCGGAGCAGGCATTGCGGGCGCGGGAATGCTGGCTATTCCGCCCGTCGCGTGGCGCACAGCACCGGACCAGTCGTGTAGCGCCGCCCAGCCACGCTTGTTGATGTCCAGGAGCAGCGGGGTCATGCCCGGCTGGGTTGCGGCCGCGGCCCTGATGACGACTTCCTGATCCGAAAGCCAGGCAGGGATGCTGTCGCTTGTTGGAGTCCCAGGACCGCGCACCTGCCCGCCATCGGCGAACCCGAACATGCTTGTGATCGAGGACCACCACCCGCTACCACCGGCAGCCGCACCTGCCGCACCGGCACCGCTGGCAGCGGCACCAGCACCTGCGAGCCCATTCGCGGCCGCAAGACTGGCTGCGGCTCCCTGAATGGCAGCCGCACCAGCCACCAGAGTTCCGCCTGCGGTGGAAAGCGCTCCTGCGGCGGAGGTGACAGCAGCAGCTCCCGTCACCATGCTGGTGTCTTGCTCACCTTGGCCGAACAGGCTCATGAGCCCTGCAGTTGCCTTCTGGGCCAGCTGCTGCGCGGCAACGTCGGCCAGCGATAGGCTGACCGCCTGCAGGAACGATACCGCGGCCTCCTGCAGCGACAGGGTGCCATCGGCGAGACCGCGCAGCGCATCCTGCATGCCATTCTCGATACCGGATCGCAGAGCCAAAGTGAGCTGGTCGGCGGCCAGCCGGGTGTTTTCGAGCTGCTGGCGGAGATCCTTCACGCGCTCGATCGCTGCCGGATCGCCAGTTGCCTTGGCCAGCTCCTCCATGCGAGGCACAAGTTGCTCTACCTCGTCGGCGGTGGACCGATGCAGGTCTAGCAGTTGCTGGCGCGCGGCCAGTTCGCTGACGAGACCGGCCTGCTGGGCGGCCTGGATACTCGACTCTTGCCTCGACTGCTCGCCGAAGATCCGGTCGACCTGGTCCTGGAGCTGCTGCAGCTCAGCCTTGGCCTTCTCGATTCCCATCAGCTTGCTGACCAGGCCGGCGCCTTCGGTGTCACCCGTGGCGAGCAGACGCTTCTGCAGGTCGCCGTACTTCTTCTCGATCTCGGCGCCGGCCGCCTCGACGGTTTGGCCGGTGGCCCGAAGGTAGTCCAGGTTGAGTTGCTTTAGGGTTGTGGCGTCTTTCTTTGCCTGCTCGTCGGCCTTCTTCTGCTTTTCTGCCGCGTCCAGGGTCGCCCAGGCGGCGCGAGCGCGGGCTTCCAGGGCTCCTGTCAGATTGCGTTGGTCCAGCTCGTACTCACGCAACGCAGCCCGACCCTTGCCGTAGGTCGCCGCTTCCTTCTCCAACTGCTTGACCCAGTCTTCGTTCTGCTTGGCCAGGCGCGCAGCGGCCTTGTCTTCGCCGCCTGATGGCGTGACGGGTGTCTTGGTGGCGGGGCCTGTACCGGTGACCGTAGTCGCGGGTAGCGCCGCGACCTGGCCGGCACCATTCAGCACCGCGTCACGCTGGTCCTGCCATTGCTGGATCTGCGCTTGTGCCTTGCTGAGTGCATCTTCGTATCGCTGGATGCGCTTCTTGTCGTTCTTCTCGTAGGCCTCGTCGAGCGCGGACTGGACCCGCGCCATGTACTCGGTTTCCCGAGCGATGGCATCGTCCAAGCGGGGTACGTCATCACCGGCGGGACCGTTCACGCGCGCCGCAATCTCCTCCGCGACGAACTTGGTGACGTTGACGACGCCCGCAGCCCCCTTGGCCGCATAACCGATGGCAGTACCCAGGCCCTTGATCAGGAGATTCAGGCCCTCCACAACCGCCGGATCTTTCAGCACATCACGCAGGTCTCGCACGGCCTGAGTGAAGGTGTCGATGAACCCCGACTCGCCGGCCTGGATCTTCAAGTCAGTGAATGCGTTCTGCAGACGGTTGAGTTCGGCCTGCAAGCCGGTGGCCGCTTTCTGTGAGGCTGGCCCATAAGCTTCCTGCAGGGCCGCGCCGAACCGCGGCAGAAACTCGGCCGCCGGGATCATGCCCTTTTCCAGCCACTCGCTGAGCTGCTTTGTGTTGGTGCCCAGGGCCTTGGCGGCAAGCGAGAACGCGCCGGGAACGCGCTGACCGAGCTGCAGAACTAGCTCCTGGGTCTGAACCTTGCCCTTGCTGACCATCTGCTCCAGGGCGAGCAGGATGCCGTTGGTTTCCTGGCGGGTGAGGTGCAGCGCAGTGGTTGCCGAGGCGACGCCTTCGAAGATCGTGCGCAGGGAACTGCCCAGCTCTGGGGTTTCTTTCGCGGCCGCCACCAGGCGGGAATAGGCCTGGCTGGTGTTGAGCAGCTCCAGGCCGAGGCGCTCGGAGACCTCGCGGACGTACTCCAGCTCCTGCCTCGCCTTCGCCGCCGACCCCGTAGCTGCCTCCATGGTGTACAACGCCTGCTGCCACTGCAGGTTGGTGTTGACGATTTCCTTGGAGAAAGAGGCCAGGCCGTAACCGGCGATGCCGGCGAACAGCAGCCCCTGGACCCGTCGAATTGCAGCCCCCATGCCATTGAGCGCCAGGGTCGAGGCCTTGGCCTCGTTACCCACTCCAGTGAGCACGTCACGCTGAGCCTTGATCCTGTTCAGCGCGCTGGCATAGGCATTGGCCTCAACACGGCCCGCCCGGAAATGCTCGGTCAACTGCCGCTCCTGCTCGGCCAGGCGAGCGAGAGAGCGCTGAGTTGGATCGATGGCACCCAGCAACTTACGTGCGGCCGCATCCTGCTTGGCTGTTTCAGCAGCAGCCTTGGCTGCCGCCTCGGCAGCGCGTTGCTCGGTCGCCGCCTGCTGGACGCGAGCACGCTCGGCATTGTGATAGGCGTTCATGGCGGTGGACTGCGCTTGAGCGCTATCGCGCCAGGCAGTGTTCCCTGCTTGCACAGCAGCATTGAGGCGCTGCGTACTGGCTGCCGCAGCATCCTGGGCCGATTGTTGTTGCAGCGAGGCCGCCACCATGGCCCTGATGCGGGCCGTCTGCTGATCGGCGGACTCGCCGACGCTGCTCAGCTTACGGCCAGCTTGTTCGGCCTTATCGCCCACCGCTTGCACGGATTCGCTCACCTGGTCGAGAGCAGCTTTGCCCTGGGCGAGATCGGCGCGTAGCCGTAGGGCGAGTTCGAGTTCTTTGTTGGCCATGAGGAGGACTGCGGCAATGGGGGTGCCGCAATCCTCGCGCGCGCGTGAGCCGGGGGCTTTTCGACTGGCCGAAAATCAGGTCAGAAAAGGCCTGCAGGTTCTGCTGATAGATCCCAGGAAAAGATCAGCACTTCCCGCGCTGCCGAACCTTGGCCGCCTCCGACCGTGTAGGTGATGTCGGTCGACTCGATGTGGAAAGAGGCGAAGCACTCCCGGATCTCGGGGTGGTCGTTCAGGCTGATGATGGCCTTGCCCTTGAGTTGGCGGAGCATCACTGCCATCTCCTGGTACTGCTCGAAGCCGAATGGCACGCCATAGCCCTCCGTCTCCCAGTACGGCGG